AAGGCTGAAGAAAAGCCCATTAGGAAGATTATTATCCCGGGTGACGAGTAGGGGCGGATTTGGAGCGTTATTTGCATTATTGTATATAGGACACGTCGGGAGACGCTCCAATCCCCCTAGGCTGTAAATAAAGCCACAGGTTGCCGGGCACCTGCATAGAATCCGGCATTTTTTATACACATCACACACAACATACATAGGAAATTACAATGATGAACCCATTTGAACTACGCTTTTCCATTTTTAACACAGCTAAAGACCTCATGGTCAAGCAGCACGAAGCCAACTTGGCGGCGTGGGAAGTGATCAACAAGACGTCTAAAGAAGCAGCTGATCTGGCTCCAAAGTTCCCAACAACTGAAGAGATCATTGACAAGGCCATTGAAATCAATACCTTTATCAGCGGCCAGACAACCAAAGAACTAGCAACCGTGGCTAAGAAATTGGCAGGCGTTTCAGTCATATTCTAAACAATTAGTCGCCTTGGACTCGCAGGCGCTAAAGCGAAGAGGGTCTAGGTGGAAGCCCTAGAACTTTACAATCATTTAGGAAAACTTTACAATCATGGCAGCTAAACCCGGTTTGTACGCAAATATCCAAAAAAAGAGAGAACGTATCGCAGCGGGCTCAGGCGAAAAGATGCGTAAGCCCGGCGCCAAGGGTGCTCCTACTGCAGACGCATTTAAACAATCTGCAAAGACCGCTAAGAAATAATGGCAACAAAGAAAAAAGCTCCATCCCTTGCAATTGGGCGCGGTGAAAAATTACCGGCGTCACAGGGCGCAGGCTTAACGGCAAAAGGTCGGGCTAAGTATAATGCCGCGACCGGATCAAATTTAAAGGCACCACAGCCAGAAGGTGGTGCACGTAAGGACTCATTCTGCGCTCGTATGAGTGGCGTTAAAGGTCCGATGAAGGACGAGAATGGTAAACCAACCCGCAAAGCCGCGGCACTAAAAAGGTGGAAATGTGGCAACTAAAAAGCTAGTACCTAAGTTTGAACCAGCTATGTGCGATCAGATGATTGCCATGGGCAAGGAAGGCGCTTCTCAAAAAATGATGTGGAGCCAACTTGGTATCTCCAAAACAACTGCAGAGACATGGAAGAAAAAATATCCTGACTTTGGTGAGGCTTTAGAAATTGCCTTGGTGCACGCCCAGTCGTACTGGGAAACACAGCTACTAGCTAACGTTGAGAATAAAAACTTTAACAGCCGCTTGGTGGAGATTGCCCTACGTGGCCAGTTTCAACAAGACTACCGCGAAACACGCGAAACAAAAATTGATTTAAAAGCAGAAATTAAGGTTGATTATCAAAAAGAGATTAATGAACTGCTCGCCGCCCTAAAGACTTAACTATTTATTTTTGCAATAAACACAAAAAAGCGAGTCTAAATGGCTCGCTTTTTGCATTATTGTATGTACGATAAACAGACTTGAAAGACAAAGATGACAGCTCATGCACTCTTAAGTGCCTCAGGCTCGAAGCGGTGGCTATCCTGCACACCGTCAGCCAAATTAGAGGCCACACTCCCAGAACAAAAACGAGGTAGTAATTCTTTTGACTTTAGTCAAGAGGGTACTATGGCCCACTCACTGGCAGAAGCCAAACTAAGACACTATTACAATCAGATTGGAATTGAGGAGTATCAGCATGAAGAAGCAATCATCAAGGCAACACCCTACTACAACGACGATTTCGAGGCTCACGTTGATAGCTACGTTCTATATGTCCGTAGCCAAATCGGTGAGGGCGATACCCCACTATTTGAACAGCGTGTGGACTTCAGTGACTGGGTGCCTGACGGCTTTGGTACAGCCGATGTGGTTATACTTTCTAAGCACGCCATTCGCGTCATCGACCTCAAGTTCGGAAAGGGCATCCCCATCCACGCGCAAGACAACCCGCAGCTCAGGCTCTACGCGCTCGGTGCGTACTCCAAGTTCAAAGACGAATACCCCGAGCTTAAAGAAGTCAGTTATACGATACATCAGCCCCGACTTGACAGTATCAGTACCGATGGTACCACCGTCAGTAAATTGGTCGACTGGGCCAACTACTTCGTCAAACCCAAGGCCAAGAAAGCGTGGAGTGGCAGCGGCGAATTCCTCCCCGGAGACTGGTGTCAATTCTGCCGCGCAAAGGCGCAGTGCCGCGCCCGGAGCGACTACAACACGGAACTCGCCAAGCAAGAGTTCAAAACTCCGGCCCTCCTCAGTCAAGAAGAAGTCAGCGAAGTCCTCGTCAAAGCCCAAAACTTAAAGACTTGGGTAAATGATGTTGAAGAGTACGCGCTAACCAGAGCAGTAGAACAAGACATTGTGCCACCGGGATTTAAGTTAGGCACAACAATAACGCACCGCAGGATTAGCGACACACAACTAGCGGCAACGGTATTAGTTGAAAAGGGTATGAGCCCAGAAGTTATTTGGGAACCGCCCAAGCTCAAATCTATTTCTGTATTAGAAAAGTTAGGTCCAAAGGGTCAGGTAGTGTCGTGGCTTGGAGACCTAGTACAAAAGCCCGAGGGATCACCTAAGTTGGTTAAGGCCAAAGAGGTCGACGCCAAGGAGGACTTTGCATGAGTACATGGTTAATTGCCGCGATGGGAGTGGTTTATTTTATAGTCGCCTGTGACCAGTTTTATAAGGGCGGTGTTGGCACGGGCATTATGTTTTTAGGTTACGCCATGGGCAACGTAGGGTTGGTGATGGTGGCAAAATAGGGAATATAAAATGCTGGTAGAATGTTATGGTTCAGAGTTTGATATACCAGAATTTTTAATTGATAAATTCGTAAAAGATTTTGAAGGGTTGCCCGGAAGTGGGCAGCGAGAGAGCGTAATGCAGTTGCGTAATGCAATTGATGATATACTAGACGTTGTATCAGAAGAGCCAGAAATTTTGCATGAGAAGGAGTATCTATCCGACTTTGTAAGGGCACTGGCAATGCAAGAGGCAATGGCAGAGTTAGGTATTTTGCATGACTCCTAACTATCTCACATTGTGAAATAAAAGGCAGTCAGATTTTGCATTATTATGTGTACGGGTAGACAGATTGGCCCCGACTGAAGTCCAATCTTTATGTTAAAAAGGAATTACTATCATGGCATCAAAATCAATCAAAACCAAGTTTGTAACTGGTAAAGTTCGTTTTTCTTACGCTAACGTGTTTGCACCAGCTGAGACACCGAACGGCACACTGAAGTATTCAGTTTCAATCTTGATCCCTAAGTCTGACAAGGAGACCGTGGACCGTTTTAAGAAAGCATTTGAGGACACCAAGGTAGCTAACGCTGCGACATGGGGTGGTTCAGTTCCTAAGGTTCTTAAAGGTGGTTTGCGTGATGGTGATGCAGAGAAAGATGACGCAGCTTATGCAGGTCATTACTTTATTAACGCCAGCTCTAACGAGCGTCCCGGCATTGTTGACGCTGATTTAAACCCAATCATTGACACCAGCGAGTTCTACTCTGGTTGCTATGGTCGCGCTTCGATCACATTGTATCCGTACGATACAAGCGGCTCCAAGGGAATTGCTGCAGGTTTAAACAACGTGCAGAAGTTAGAAGACGGCGAGAAGTTTGGTGGGACAACTTCCGCAGCAGCAGACTTTGCAGTTTAATTTTTGTAGTTTGTAGTACGGGGAGTGTCCATAGAAACTGTGGCCTCCCTTTTTTATCAACCATATAACAATAGAGAATAATAAATGGACCAGTATCAAGAGTACATTGCCGCCAGCCGTTATGCCCGTTACCAAGATGACAAAGGTCGTCGTGAGAGTTGGCCGGAAACAGTAACAAGATTTGTAGAATATATTTTTAGTCGTACCCCAGCTATTACAGAAAATAAAGAATTAAAAAATGAGTTATATAACTCTATTGTTAAACTTGAATTGATGCCGTCCATGCGTGCCATGATGACGGCAGGAAAGAGTGCCGATCGTGACAATACTTGCGTCTATAATTGCTCGTATCTCCCAGTGGACGACGTCAAGTCCTTTGACGAGGCCATGTTCATTTTGCTCTGCGGAACTGGCGTTGGATTCTCAGTTGAATCCAAGTACATTAACCAACTGCCCGAAGTGCCAGAAAAAATGTTTGATTCAGAGCACACGATTGCAGTCCACGACTCCAAAGAGGGCTGGGCCAAGTCATTACGTCTACTCCTCGCAAACCTCTGGGCTGGAGAAATTCCGAAGTGGGACGTGTCCAATGTCCGCCCCGCCGGAGCACGACTCAAAACATTTGGTGGAAGAGCTTCCGGGCCGGAACCACTAATTGATTTGTTTAAGTTTGCTGTAGCTCTATTTAAAAATGCTAAAGGTCGTCGCCTTAACTCGTTAGAGTGCCATGACCTGATGTGTAAAATTGGTGAGGTAGTTGTAGTGGGTGGCGTGCGTCGCTCTGCAATGATCTCATTGTCCGACCTTGATGATGAAAGAATTCGACATGCTAAAGCTGGACCATGGTGGGATACCGCACCTCACCGTGCACTCGCCAACAATAGCGCGGTTTATAATGAGACACCTACCGTTGGAAAGTTTATGGAAGAATGGCTTTCTCTATACAATTCACATAGTGGAGAACGAGGGATATTCAACCGTGAGGCTGCGCGTAAAACTGTGGAGAAGTACGGGAACCGTGATCCTAACTTTGAATTCGGAACTAACCCCTGCTCTGAAATTATTCTTAGGCCCTATCAATTTTGTAACCTTAGCGAGGTAGTGGCACGCCATGACGACAACAGAGAAACCTTATTGCGCAAGGTTAGATTAGCAACAATCTTGGGGACAATTCAATCTACGTTTACCAAGTTCCCTTACCTGCGAAAGGTGTGGCAACGCAATACGGAAGAAGAAAGACTTCTTGGCGTGTCCATTACTGGAATCTACGACAACAAAATCTTGTGTACACAAGGAGAGGAATTAAATGCACTACTTAGAGAACTTAGAGAATGCGCTCGAGATACAAATAAAGAATGGGCAACTGCTCTCGGAATCCCTGTCAGCGCTGCTATCACATGCGTCAAGCCAAGTGGAACAGTATCCCAGCTCACTGATTCGGCAAGTGGCATTCACCCTCGCCACAGTAAATACTATATCCGCAGAGTGCGAGGCGATAAAAAAGATCCTCTCTCCCAATTCCTTATTGGACAAGGAATACCAGCTGAAGACTGCGTTTACAAGCCAACCCAAACTACCGTCTTCAGTTTTCCTCAGAGAGCCCCAGATGGGCTCACAAGGGACGACATCACCCCAATCGGTCACCTTGGACTTTGGCTCACCTACCAGCAGCAGTGGTGCGAGCATAAGCCTAGTGTCACCATCTCAGTCGAAGAAAAAGACTGGCCAAGTGTTGGAGCATGGACTTGGGACAACTTCGACGAAATCAGTGGAGTTAGTTACCTCCCCTACGACGGAGGAACCTATCGTCAAGCGCCCTATGAAGAGTGCACCGAAGAAGAGTACGAAAGTTTAAAGGCTAAGATGCCAGTCATTGATTGGATGAAGTTGGTTGAGAATACAGATAACGTAGAAGGAGTACAAACCTTAGCATGTTCTGCAGGGTCATGCGAAATATGAAAACTTGCAATACTTGCAAGCAGCAAAAGCTCTTGGAAGAATTTCATAAAATTCCAAGGGCTAGTTGTAAACTCTGCGTAAATAAATCAGCTAAAAAATGGCGAGACAACAATTTGGAGCAAGCTCGAAGTTATTTTGTAAATGAGCGAAAAAAGATTTCTAATTGGAAAGCCGAACGTGGTTGTTTAAAGTGCGGAGAAAATGATCCAGCTTGTTTGGACATGCACCATCCCGACCCAACTATCAAAGATGGTGATCCTAGCAGAATGGGTAAATTTGAAACATTTTTAAAGGAGGCTGAAAAATGCGTTGTGTTATGCAGAAACTGTCACGCCAAAGTACATGCAGGAAGATTTGAAATCTAGTAGTCCGTGGCAATGCCCGCCTCTTAATCTTTGGAACTGGAACATTAGTTGGAAATGGAAAAAGTAATTGCATTTGTTGTTTCATGGTGGTAGTATTTGGGGAGGCTAGTACAGCTCCCCTTTTTTAATTCGGAGGAATTATGATTGAGATTCAAATTACACCAGAGATGGTACAAAAAGCTAAAGTAAAAGCAACCCAGATGGGCGCGTTGAATAATAGCATTCGCCAAGGTGATGGTAATGTTGTAGGTTTTCTTGGAGAACAAATAGCGCAACAAGTGCTAGGTGCCGTAGAGAAAAATAATTTCCAACATGATTTAGTTTTACCAAATGGAATGACTGTCGATGTAAAAACAAAACAAACCACTGTAAAGCCGCGACCAGATTATGACTGCTCAGTGGCCGCGTTTAATACAAACCAAAAATGTGACTATTACGCCTTTGTGCGTGTAAAAAATGACCACACTGTAGGTTGGTATCTGGGTGCATACAAAAAACCTGAATATTTTCAAAACGCCATTGCGTTAAAGAAGGGTGAAATAGATCCGTCCAATAACTTTACAGTTAAAGCAGATTGCTATAACATGAAGATTAGTGATTTGCAGCAGATTTAAAACAATCAGCCGATACGTCGGCTTGCCTTAGGAGCATATATGATTTATAGCATCGATTTTGAAACCCGTAGCTTTGCCAACCTGCCAGATGTGGGGTTAGACAAGTATGCAAACTGTTTATCTACAGAGGTCTTATGTATTGCGTACGGTGTGTACCCGGATAAGATACGGCTGGTAGACAACGCTGTATTAAACAAAAACTTTCCCCTGTTAGATCACGTTCGCAACGGAGGCAAAATACAAGCATGGAACGCCATGTTTGAGTACGCTATCTGGAACTGTGTCTGTGTGCCTAAGTACGGCTGGCCTCCCTTAAAGCTAGAGCAGTGCATTGACACCATGGCGGTAGCCGCGGCAAATAACATTCCCCAGTCCTTGGACGACGCCGGTGTGTTCATGAACTCTGAGCATAAAAAAGACGCCGTGGGTAAGCGCCTGATTATGAAGCTATCCAAGCCCAATACCAAGGGCGTGTTTAATAGAGATCCAGAACTGCTTCAGGAGCTATATGATTACTGTGAACAGGATGTACGCACAGAGATGGCCATAGGAAGCGTTTTAAGGCCCCTTAGCGACGTCGAACAAGAAGTGTGGACCCTTACCCAACGGGTCAATTTAAGAGGCGTTCCTGTGGATCCTAAAGAGCTCCGTAACGCCGTTGCCGCCGTAGATGACGCTCAGGCCCTATTAGACAACGAGCTGCTCTTCCTGACAGGTTGTAGGCCGTCTGAGAGGGCTCAATTACTGGCTTGGTTAAATGACACCGGGGCGAACATGACCAACTTGACCGCCGAGACCGTTTCAGCTAAGTTAGCGGAGACTAACTTAAATAGAGATATTAAACGTGCTTTAGAGTTAAGGCAAGAGGGAAGCCAGACTAGCGTGGCTAAGTACGCTAAGATGATGGAGATACAACGAAATGGCAGAATACGAAATACGCTGGTCTATCATGGCGCGAGTACGGGCCGCTGGGCTTCGCGTGGTGGACTCAACCTACAAAACATTGCTAGGCCTGACCTTGATGATGGGGAAATTGCAGTTTCGATTCCAAGAGTTTTTGAGCAAGGAATTGGTTCAATGCGAGAACTCTCCTCACTTGTTAGGAGTGCGATCAAAGCTCCTGATGGATTTACCTTCGTGGACGTCGATTTTAGCTCGATCGAAAACCGAGTGGGTGTCTACCTTGCAGGCCAAAACGATAAAGTTGAACTCTTTAGAAAGGGACTAGATGAATACAAAGTCTTCGCTTCAGAAAGTCTTTACAGAGTACCATACGATGAAGTCACGAAGGAACAACGTCAGGTTAGCAAGTCTGCGGTCCTTGGCGCGATGTTTGGCCAAGGTGCTAAGGGGTTGGTTAAGTACGCTGAAGGGATGGGTGTAAAGATTACCGAACCGCAGGCAAAAAATGCGGTAGATAACTACCGTAGCTCGTATGAGAAGGTAAAGAACTTGTGGGCGCAGTGCGAGACCGCTACCATTCAAGCGGTAGATAATCCCGGAACAACGTTTGCAGCCGGTTCTAAAATTAGATTGAAGAGTGACGGTAGGGCACTGTGGATGTGCTTACCCAGCGGCAGATTAATCTGTTGGCAAAGGCCACAGCTCGAGCTGCTCACCACTCCGTGGGGTACTGAGAAGTTGGGCGTCACCGTTCACAGCCAAAATACTTTCACTCGGCAGTGGGGTAGGAACGCCTTGATTGGTAGTAGTATCTTTCAATCCGCTGTACAGGGTACCGCCAGAGATTGTCTTGCCGTGGCTATGCTTAACCTTGAGAAGGCCGGTTACGAGGTGATCAACAGCATCCATGATGAGGTGTTACTCCTAGTTGAAGAACAAAACGGGGAGTCCGCATTGGCCGATGTACTCAATATTATGATTACACCACCAACGTGGGCGCCCGATTTTCCTCTTGCTGCGGAGGGATGGGTTGGTAAGCGTTACCGTAAGTAATTACTGAGGAATAGAGTAGTATCTATCACCCACTTTTACAATTTTAGAGCCACGTTCTTCTTCAGCGGCTTTAGCTTTGTGAAATGTTGGGTGATCTTTCCCCTTTAGTACAACATAACTATCTTCTGGTAAACCATGAAGGGTTCGTTCGTCGTCAGATGTAGGTGCTACAGAGCCCCAGTGACCAGCATTCTCGCCAGTTCCGTTAGGACCCATACCATAAGCCATGGCTGTTTGATAGTCATAGTCTATACCTTGCGGGTTAAATGGTTGACCACCAGCTGCCAAATATACCAAACCACCTTCTGCACGTTGTTGTGGGGATAATGTGGTTCCTTCTAAAACGCTCATACCGGGACGATAACGTTCATTATTACTTCTACGTAATGTACCATGGCCTAATTCAGAAGGGCTAAGTGCTAGAGAAGCAGGACCAAGTAAGCTAGTAGCTAAATCAAATCCAGTTCCAGTAACATCTTCTTTACTCATTGGTGCAGCTTGCGCATCACCAGCAAAGTATTTACCAACCAATGGCAAACCAGCTAACACAGCACCAGCACCTTTGATTTTTGGATTAGTTGCTAAGAGCGCACCATAACCAGCTGCACTGCTTGCAGATGGAATTGCACCAGCTACATTACCTTCTAGCAATTTATTATAGGCTTCTGCACCTTCATAGCCGGCGCCAAAGCCGAGGCCACCACGGCCGGCTGCACGAAAACTCTGTCTTGCAAAACCACCACCGGGTATACTTACATCTTCAATAACTTCACCAACTTTTTTTAAACCTTGGTTTGCTCTTCCTGACATGGTAGTTGGTTTTGCAACTGTTTCATATCCAGTTAAATCAACAGCAGGCTGTCCGGGAACTTGACCCTTTACTGCCTTTAACGCGTCTTGAACTTCAGAGTACGTTGCTATACGAGATTTTGGCCCGTATATAGTTTGCATTTCTTTTTTAAGTGCTTCCAAATCCAGCCCGGGGTAATCATGATGGATTTGTGACCTTAAATATTGCTCCATACTCCTACGAGTAGTTGCATCAGATCCGGCTACCTTTTCGATAAGTGGACGAGCTGCAGCTGCTGCAGAAGCCACACCAGTTACGGTGTTATATGGACTTACTTGATTAGCAACATAGTCAGGGTCAACCGCAACTAAATCCGTTGGGCGGTTAGATTGTTCTTGCTGCCCGGCAGTAGTTTCAGTGTTAATGTAGCCACTAGGACTAACTGAAACTAAATCACTTGGACGCTGTGTATCATCTGCCATTATTTACCCACCTTATACTGTTTGTCACCGATCCAATAAGACTGTGTAGATTCACTCCACTGCGCCGGTACGTTTGTTGGCATACCGGGTGGCTTTGGGGGAGCTTTTTTAAACTCATACCTTGTGTTAGCAATACGATCTGTCTCTTTATTGTACTCATCATAAATCTTAGACCGATCTTGATTAGCGGCAAAGCCACGATAATCTGTACGCTGAGTTCCTTGATTAAGGCGGTTATATAGCTGACGGTCTTCTTTATCTGCTTTAAGAGATACCTTGTCATACTCAACAGCCTTTTTAAGGAAGTCATAGCCGTTGCTTGCGCCACCAGCAATATTTTGATATGCGGCCCAATCTTTATCAGATGAAGAACCTTTTGTCTGTTCAACAATTTGCAAGATACGAGGGCCCATG